ATTGATTATATGTTAGATAGTGAATGGAACTTTTTATGGGATAAAGGTTCAATTAACGATATTACACCAGATGGTTTAGTTTCTGATGTTGCAGATTTATTTATATCTGATGAATTAGAACATCAATTTGGTTCTGTATATTCTGTTCTGTATAGCTTGCACAGCATGAGTAGAAGAAAGTATCATGAATTTTTAGCTTGTAATGACCTAGAACATATTGATAAAAAATCATTTGTAACCAATGCGATTAAGATATTAGAAGATAATAACATAGATACATCACCATTGTTTCCACATGACAATGATAAAGCAAATTATATTCATACTGTAATGTATTATTTACTCAAGGGTAAAAACTGTGCATATTGTAGTTGTGATATGTTTATGGCAGAAGGTGATTTAGTTAGACAAGATTATTGGAATAAATTTATGCAAGAAGTTCAGGCTGGGGGTTGACTTTTAGTTTAAATGATGTACTATATAATTATAAATATAGACGAGGAGCCATTCATAAGACTTCTCAATGACACAATATAATATACCTACCCTAGTGTCATAAATAAATAGAGTTATGGGGTTTATCTCTAACAAAAAAACCCCAACTTATGAGTTGCCTTATGGGACTCAAATATTAATCTTGCTTAAAGAAGGAGATAGATATGAATACTTTAGCAACATTAGACCGTAATAGGTTAACACCGTACACAGTTGGTTTTGATAGTCTATTTGATAGACTTTTTGATACTGACTTTCACACAACAAGTGGTGGATTCCCACCATATAACATAGTCAAAAATGATGACTACAACTATCAAATTGAGATGGCCTTGGCTGGTTATTCCAAAAAAGACATTGATATTGAACTAAAGGAGGGAAACTTAACTATTTCTTCTAAAAAACTAGAAGAAGAAATAGATGAGAATACAACTATGGTACATAAGGGTATTTCTCATAGAAGTTTCAAAAGAAGTTTTACTTTATCAGATGAGATGAAAGTAAAAGGTGCAAAAATGGAAAATGGAATGTTATACATTGCATTAGAAAGAATTGTGCCTGACCACAAAAAACCTCAAATGATTGAAGTGAAATAAATTTATCGGTGGGGTTGACAAGACCCCACCCTTAATATATAATGATTTTATGAAAAAAATAGATAATGTTAACCACCCACCACATTACAATCAACAAAGTATTGAATGTATAGATGCAATAGAATGTGCAACTGGTGATGGTTTTGAAAACTATCTTCAAGGTAATATTATAAAATATATTTGGAGATATAATTATAAAAATGGTACTGAGGACTTAAAGAAAGCACAATGGTACTTAAATAAACTTATTGAAGTGAAGGAACTAAATAATGAAATTGTCAAATCAGACTAAAGAGATATTAAAAAACTATTCTCAAATCAATCAAAACATTTTAATTAAACAAGGTAATCAGTTGAAAACTGTATCTGCTATGAAAAACATTGTTGCATCTGCAACTGTTCCAGATGAGTTTTCACAAGAGATTCCTATCTATAATTTAAATGAGTATCTTGCAGCTATGTCTTTATTTAAAGAACCAGTTCTGTCTTTCTCTGACAAGTATATGACTATCGCAGAAGAAGACAACAGTTCAAGTTGTAAGTATCATTATTCTGACCCATCTGTTATTGTAACAGTTGATAAAGAAATTAAAATGCCTTCTATTGATGTAGAAGTAGATATTACAGAAGAAAATCTGAAGAAAGTTATTACTGCAGCTGGTACACTTGGTGTTACTGACTTAGTATTAACTGGTCAAAAAGATAGTACAATACAACTTAAAGTAAAAGATAAAAAGAACAAAGCATCAAATGACTTTGCAATTACAATCGGTAGTGGTGCATCTGCATTTTTTGAATTTTATTTCAAAGTAGAGAATCTAAAACTATTGCCTGGTGATTATAAAGTTCAAGTTTCATCTAAAGGTATTTCTTATTTCCAACATAAGAATTTAGATGTATCTTATTTTATTGCATTAGAACCAGAATCAACATACAATTCATAGGGGAGTTAAATGAATAACACCTTTTTATGGGTTGAGAAGTATAGACCTAAAACTATACAAGATTGTGTATTACCAGAAAATCTAAAGAAAACTTTTTCTGAGTTTGTTAAGAATGGTATTCCTAATTTATTACTAACTGGAGGGCCTGGTGTTGGTAAAACAACAGTTGCAAAGGCAATGTTAGAACAAATAGGTTATGATTACATTATGATTAACGGTTCTGAAGAATCTGGTATTGATGTACTTCGTAATAAGATGAAGAACTTTGCATCTACTATGTCGTTAGAAGGTAGTAGAAAGTTTATCATTATTGATGAGGCAGATTATCTAAATGCACAATCAACACAACCAGCACTTCGTGGTATGATAGAAGAGTTCCACAAGAACTGTGGATTTATTCTTACTTGTAATTTTAAGAATAGAATCATAGAACCTTTACATAGTCGTTGTAGTGTTGTTGAATTTAATATTCCTAAAACAGAAAAACCTAATCTTGCAAAACAATTTATGTCCAGTATTAAAACTGTTCTCACAACAGAGAATGTAAAGTTTGAAGAAAGAGTTGTTGCAGAATTAATTATGAAGTTCTTTCCAGATTGGAGAAGATGTCTTAATGAATTACAAAGATATTCTACCTCTGGACAAATTGATAGTGGAATATTAGTAAATCTATCTGAAAAGAATATGAGAGATTTAATCACATTCTTGAGAGAGAAAGATTTTACAAGTATGAGAAAGTGGGTTGTTAATAATTTAGATAATGACCCTGCTAGAATATTTAGAAAAATGTATGACAATCTTTATGAGTATTTTGAAGATGGTCGTTCAATCGCAACGGCAGTTTTATTGATTGCAGATTATCAATACAAGGCTGCATTTGTTGCCGACCAAGAAATTAATTTACTTGCTTGTCTAACACAGATGATGGGTGAGTGTAAATTTAAATAGGAGTTATTATGGTTGATACAAAAGAAGAGGCATATAGTCTTGCAAAAGATATAAAGATGTCAATGGTTACTAAACCAGCATTAAATATGTTGGAAGTATTCTTACCAGATTATGTTACAAAAGAATTTAATGAATATGTTGACGGTATAAGAGGAAGTGCAAAAAGTTTTTCACACGAACTTGTAGGACAAATCAAATCAAATGAAAAGTCTGCACAACTAGATATGAACTTTGAAGATAAACCAGTAAAAGGTTTGAAAGCACTTCTTGAAGGTTTTACACACTCGTATCTATCATTTTTAGGTTGTGCAGATGCAAAGAGTGATTGTGTATCTATGTGGACAGTTCATAGTTATGAAGGTGATTATAATCCACTACACGACCACGGTGTCAATACACCTACTGGAATGTCTTGCATTTTATATTTAAAAGTACCACCACAGATAGAAAAACTATCTGGTAGTGCAAAAGAATATGAGACTGGTGGACTTAAACTAGATTTAAATAATGCATCTGGTACTACTGATGGTTTCACATTTTTTAGTTGGGGTATGAATTGCACTAGTGATATTAAACAATTAAAACCAGTTCAAGAAGCATTTGTAAAACCAGAAGTTGGTAAACTCTTAATGTTTCCTAATTGGTTAAAACATTCTGTATCACCATTTTATGGTGAGGGGGAAAGAAGAACTTTATCTGCAAACTTTGAGATAGAACTAAAAACTATGCCTTTACTTGCAGACCAAAAGATACTTGCACAGAGTCCAAAGTAATGGCATATGAATTAAAAGAGTATCTCAATTCTATAAACTTTAATAAGAATAATCTTATGGACGGTGAAGACGATATGTATGAAAAAAAGTATAGTCCTTTTATCGTTAATAAATGTCTTGCACCACATAATGATTGTATTTTATTAGTGAATGAAATGAATCGTTATGGTTCAGTTTTAGACAAAGATAAGAAGTTGCAGTATGACTTTTTACTAAATACTATTAGAACAAGGAAAAGATATGCACCTTGGATAAAGGAAAGTAAATCTAAAAACCTTGAGTATGTGAAAGAATATTATGGATATAATAACTCTAAAGCTAAATCAATTCTTGACATACTGAACGATGAACAAATAGAGTTCATCAAAAGTAAACTGAATAAAGGTGGAATGAAAAAATGAACGAAACTTTATGGAACACAGATAAGATGTTGGAAGTTTCTTTAAAAGAACCAGATGATTTTCTAAAGGTTAGAGAAACACTTTCTAGAATCGGAGTATCATCTAGGAAAGAAAAGAAACTCTTTCAATCTTGTCACATACTACACAAACAAGGCAAATATTACATAGTTCACTTCAAAGAACTATTTGCACTTGACGGTAAAGAGCACAACATATCAGAGAACGATATAGGAAGAAGAAATTCTATTGCCTGTCTTTTGAAAGATTGGGGACTAGTTAGTTTTGAGAACGAACCAGAAACCAAAGCTCCATTATCACAAATAAAAGTTATCTCTTTTAAAGAAAAAGGTGATTGGGTTTTAGAACCAAAATATAATATTGGAAAAAAGAAAGAGGAAACTGATGAACCAAAAAGCGATTAAAGAAAAATTAAAATCTGCATTTCTATTTCATGCTAAAGGACATATTGAAAAACACCTTGCGAATGTTGAGGTGTTACTTTCAAATCCAGTTGGTATAGGTGAACACGGTGATATTATTAATGAAATAGAGAAAGAATTAAAAGAAGTTGCACATTATGAAGATTTAATTGATGCAATGAACAAATACTTTCCAGATGAAAAAGAAAAACTTGAGGGTTGATTATTTTTAAAAAGATGATATAATTACATTATGGATTTTTATACTAATGTTGTACAGTGGGGTAATTTTCTTTTAGTTCGTGGTGTTGATAATAACCAAAGAGTTAATTTTAGATTGAAATACAAACCAACTTTGTTTGTTCCAGTAATGAAACAAACTGATTGGAAAACTCTTGATGGTAAGTCTGTAACACCATATCAATTTGATTGTATAAAAGATGCAAAAGACTTTCTTCTCAAATACGAAAGTCAGCCTCATCTTGTTCACGGACTAAACAGATTTGCATACACATATATTTCAGATACATTTCCACAAAAGGTAAATTGGAACATTGACAAAATATTAATTATGACGATTGATATTGAGGTTCAATGTGAGAATGGTTTTCCTAATCCAGAGTCTGCAATAGAACCTTTACTTTCTATTACAGTAAAAAATCAACAATCTAAAAAGATTATAGTGTGGGGTATTCAACCTTACAAGAATACGAGAGAAGATGTAACTTATATTCGTTGTCCTAACGAACACGATTTGATTATGGAGTTTATGTCTTTCTGGACAAAGAACTATCCAGATGTTATCACTGGTTGGAATACAGACTTCTTTGATATTCCTTATCTTGCAAATAGAATCAAACAAGTTTGTGGTGAAGATAAAATGCGAGAACTATCGCCTTGGAAAAATGTTAGTTCAAAACAAATTTATAGTATGGGTAGAAATCATTTGATGTATGATATTATGGGTGTTTCACAATATGATTACCTACAACTCTATCAGAAGTTTACTTATACCAGACAAGAATCATACAAGTTAGATTATATCGCAAGTGTTGAACTTGGTGAAAAGAAAGATGAAAATCCATATGAAACATTTAGAGAGTGGTATGAAAATGACTTTCAATCTTTCATTGACTACAATATTCAAGATGTGGAAATCGTTGATAAACTAGAAGATAAGATGGGTCTGATTGACCTTGCACTTACTATGGCTTATGAGGGTAAAGTAAACTATTCAGATGTGTTTGGTCAAGTTAAGTATTGGGATATTCTAATCTACAACTTCTTGAGAAAGAGAAAGATTGTTATACCACAAAAATCATCACATAGTAAAAACGAACAATACGAGGGTGCATATGTAAAAGAACCGATTACTGGTTTACATAAGTGGGTTGTGTCATTTGATTTGAATTCACTATATCCACATTTGATTATGCAATATAATCTTTCACCAGAAACATTATTGAAAAGTAAACATCAAGATATTACAGTTGATGATATGTTAAAAGGTATCAAACTAAACATACCAGACAAAACTACTATGACACCAAATGGTGCATTGTTTAGAACAGATAAAAAAGGTTTCCTACCAACTATGATGGAAGAGTTATACAATGAACGAGTGACTTACAAAAAGAAAATGTTATCTGCACAACAAGAATTTGAAAACACAAAAGATAACAAGTATAAAAAACTGATAAGTCGTTATAACAATATTCAGATGGCTCGTAAGATTTCTTTGAACTCTGCTTATGGTGCAATAGGTAATCAATACTTTCGTTATTACGACAAAGCGATTGCAGAGGGTATTACAAAGAGTGGTCAATTATCTATTCGTTGGATTGAAAACAGACTTAACAAATATCTAAACAATATTTTAAAAACAGATGAAGATTATGTGATTGCATCTGATACTGATTCTGTTTATTTGACTCTAGATAAACTTGTTACTAAAACAATCAAAAGTGATAATGCATTATCTAAAACAATAAACTTTCTAGACAAGGTTGCATCAGAATCTATTGAACCATACATTACAAAATCGTATGATGAACTTAAACAATACACAAATGCATTTGCAAATAAGATGTTTATGAAACGAGAAGTGATTGCAGACAAAGGTATCTGGGTTGCAAAGAAAAGATATATTCTAAATGTCTGGGATAGTGAAGGTGTATCATACAAAGAACCAAAGTTGAAGATGATGGGTATTGAAGCTGTCAAGTCATCAACGCCTGCAATATGTAGACAAAAGATTAAAGATGCACTTGAACTTATAATGACAAGTGATGAAAAAGAATTAAACAAGTTTGTAATTAATTTTAGAGAAGAGTTTCTTAAAGTAAAACCAGAACTGATTTCGTTTCCTCGCTCAGTAAAAGGTTTATCAAAATACTTTGATAGTGGAACGACATTTAAAAAGTCAACACCTATGCATATAAAAGGTGCATTGATATACAATCACAAGATAAAACAAAATAAACTTATAAACAAATATCCTTTGATACAAGAGGGAGATAAGATTAAGTTTGTTTATTTAAAACAACCTAATCCTTTTACTTCAAATGTAATTACATACATTACTAAACTTCCTAAAGAGTTTGACATACACAACTTTGTTGATTATGATATACAGTTTGAAAAAGTTTTCATTGACCCCTTGACATTAATTTTAAATACGATAAAATGGAACATAGACCGTACTTACGGAACACAAGGTAATTTAGAGGATTTCTTTGGGTAATTATTTTAGATATACATTAGACGATTTAGAAAAGTCTGCGAATAGAGAACTGTTTACATTTATCAGTTTCTTTGCTGGTGGTGGTGGTTCTTCTTGTGGATATAAATTATCTGGTGGTAAATGTTTATTTGTAAATGAGTTTCAACAAGTTGCAGTGAATGATTATCTTGCAAACTTTCCAAACACACCACATATTTGTGGTGATATTAAAAATGTTACTGGACAAAAGATTATGGAAATGATTGGACTAAAGCCTGGTGAGTTAGATATATTAGATGGTTCGCCACCTTGTCCACCATTTAGTATGTCTGGTACAAAACAAAAAGGTTGGAATCAAGAAAAGACTGCATATGGAATGAAACAAAAAAACATTGAAGATTTAACTTGGGAACAGATTAGAATCGTTGGTGACCTAAAACCTAAAGTTGTTGTTTGTGAAAATGTTAAAGGTTTAACAATGGATTATGCAAGAGACCATTTAAATAGAATGGTAAAAGATTTTGAATCACACGGATATCATACAGTATGGAGAGTTTTAAAAGGACACGAACATGGAGTTCCACAAAAGAGAGAAAGAGTTTTTATAGTATCAGTTAGAGAAGATGTATTAGATGATATAGGATTACCTTTTATGTGTTTAGATAGTTCTATATTTCCAGACCCAAAAGAAGAAAGATATAATATTAAAGATGCTATATATGATATACAAAAGACAAATAAAAATATATCTGAAGCATATGAATTAAAAGAGTCTATGAAGAAAAGTGCTAAATATAAGTGGTTAAAAAGATTACAAAAGAATCCAGATAAAGTAGTATCTGTTGGTGATGATGTTGTTGGGCCTTGGTATGATAAACTAATTGCACATAGAAAGAAATGGGGTAAAAGTATTCCAGATAAGAAACATAGTTTTTATCAATCAAGAAGAGTTCCTTGGAATCAACCAAGTCATACTTTATCTGAACAAGGATTAAGACAATCTCTTGCAGTTCATCTACACCCAGAGGAAGATAGAATCTTTACTACTATTGAAGCTGCAAGAATAATGACATTACCAGAAGATTACAAACTTGTTGGTAAATTAGATGACAACCTTGCGAGGATAGGGTTGATGGTTGCACCACTACAAATGCACTACTTATCTAAAAACATTTATGATAATATCCTAAAACCATATAAGGAAACAAAATGAGAAAGATAGTATTAGAAAAAGATTATGGTAAGAAAGAAACATTTGAAAAATGGAATGGTAAATTCTTAGATGATTCATCTTACGATAAAGTTTATAAAGTTACACAAAAAGAAGATTTAGGAATAATGAAACCAGTAAGGTCATTAGATGGTTCTGATGTTCCTCTTGCATATGTTATAAACAATGTATATCCTAATAACGATATTAGAGATGTTCTCACAACAATAGAAGATACTTCTACAATGAGAGCAAACTGCTCTGGCCCTATTGATAAAGAAGAAATGAAAGAAAAGGGTTTGATAGAGGGTGAACATTATAAGTTAAGAACACCAAACTCTTATTATGTAAAAACTAAATCTGGTAAGTGGGGTATGATTGCATACAGTAATGCAATACATTCAGTAATGATAGGATATAAACGAGGAAGATTCACTGGTGCGATTGATTCATCTGGTTGGTGTAAAGATAATAAAGAGAAGTGGGAAAAACTACAAGAGATATCTAAATGGAATGAGATTGCATTTAAGAAAGCAAACGAACAAATATATAAATCTCAAAAGAGTTTTGCAGATAATAACATAAAACCAGAACATAGAATTGGTGGTGGTATATTTACTACACTTTCTGCAAATAGATATTCTGCATATCAATCTGCAAAGATGTCTGCTCATGTTGATAGTGGAGATACAGATGCTGGACTTACATCAATGTGTGTTTTTAGAGAAGGTGATTTTGAAGGTGCATACTTAGTATTTCCTAGATATGGAGTTGCTGTTGATGCACCAGACAATTCAGTAATTATTGCAGATAGTAATGAAGTACACGGAGTTACAAAGATAAAAGGTTCTGGACAAAGGTTTAGTTGTGTTGCATATTGTGATAGAAGACTTGCAACAGTAGGTGTTTATGGTAAACAAGAAAAACTTATTGGTAAGTATGCAGCTAAAGAAAGTGGAAACTTAGAAGATTTTTTATAAAAAGACTTGACATTGTTCCAAAAACAAAGTACAATATAAACATAATTTAAAAAGAAAGAATATATTATGAAAAACAATAAATTGAAACAAAAACTAAGAAAAAAGGAGTATATCAAAACATTTAATATCAAGTGTCAAATGATATATAAACAATATCAAGAATATTTTGAGAACTTTGTTATAGATTGTGAGAAAAATAGAAAAAAAGAAATTAAAAATCTTTTGAATGTGATGGTTGCACCAATGAGATTTGGTAAGACAAGAACTGCGATAACTCACCATATTCCATTTTTATTCAAACACACGAATACACAATTAATCATTTTAACATCACCTCTCGGTGATATTCTTGTACAAAAAGAGAGATTAGTTAGAAAGACTATTAGAAATTTAGAAAATGTTGAGTATGCAACTTGTCCTATTGAAGCATTGGAGGCTTTGGAAGATGGTTCAAGGGTTGTTATAACAATGACCAACCAAAGTGCTTGGGTTGGTTCTAAAGCAAAAAGTTTGTATAAAAAGTGTGATAAATCTAAAACAGCAATACTCGTTGATGAAGCTCACACTTGGACTACCGATTGTAAAGAAAACTTAGACGATGTTGTTGGAAAAACTTGGAAAAAGAAAGATGGAACACCTCGTACAAATTTTAAAGGTGTTTTATATAATGTTGTTAAAGAGTTTGCAAAAGAAACACCATATATTTTTGGTTTGACAGCAACGACTAATAACCAACACAATGGTAAGGTTAAAGCTTTAGGTAGTATGCAATTTAAGGTTATCAACTCAGACTTTGTTGATAATTTAATTGTGAGAGAATTAGTGTATAGAATCTCTTGGTTTGATAAGAAACGAGTTAGATTTTTCACAGATTCTTCTATAAATAGCGCTTGGAATGATATGATTCAAACAATCAAAAGGAGAGAAAAAGCGATTAATAAAAAGTTGTCAGTTTTTATTGAATCAAAACAAAAACAGAAACACACAGAAGTTAATCAACACCTTAATAATATATTGCAAAAGTTTAAAAAAGAGTCAAGACTAGACATTTTTGAATCAAAGAATGTAGATTATTATAAGTCTCCAGTTGTTGTAGTTATGAACTCAGATTGCATTAGATATCAATCACTAAGTGGTAAGATAATTGAGAAAAATATATCATCTAAACAAGTATTTAAAGACCTTGAGGATTTAAATCACCCTTTGAGATTTTTAGTTGTGGTCAATATGGCAAAAATGGGAGTTGATTTACCAACGACTAAAATGTTGTTTTCATTTAGAAATAGTTGTGATTACAAACTAAGTGAGAATTACGGTTATATGACCGAATCAAAGATACAACTTTTTGGAAGACTTATGACAGCTTACACTGGTAAAAGTGATAAGGAGTTCTATGGAGAGTATCAAGGCGATGTTAGAAATATTGATGATTTTGTATTAGAACAAAATATGACTGACTATTGGGTTGTTGATAATCCTTTAAACAGAAAGGCATTTGATGAATTTGAAGATAAGTTCTCTTGTCCTCCACCTACTGATATTAAAGATTACTCTGAACCTTATACTTTACTGTATGGTAAAGATGTGGTTGCAAAGGGTATTGGTAATATTGTTGACCATTTAAGTAATAATGTGAAAGGTGTTACAAAGGAAATTACTAACAAATTGAATTCATTTTTTGGAATTTAGAGGACTTTATTTCTTAATGAAAATATACATTCCTACTTTGGGTAGAGTTGATAAACAAATAACATATAGTAATGACAAATGATTA